CCATCAATAACAAGCTCTAAGTCACCTTCTGCGTCAAATAGAATTTTAGTTTTATCTTTAACGCCTGATGGTTGATAAAAACGATAAATTTTATCGGCATTTATAGCCATTTTAAATCCGTTTCGTGTTACCTCGATTAATTTCATTTTAATATTGCCTTATTTGTGTTATTATGTATGCTCATTGTAACACAAATAAGTAATATTTTATGAAAAAAGATAAGGTGATAAACACTAGGGTTCAGAGCGATTTTTCTGAGCGAATAGTGCGTGAATCTAAAAAAATAGGCTTAACATCAAGTGAGTTTGTAAGATTAGCTATTATTGAGAAAGTAACAAAAATGGAGTCAGAAAATGCAAGCAATCTACCTAAGTAGTGTTTTTGACACCAGTAAGCATCAATATTTAGATGTAGAGGAGATATTGCGCGATATTCAATACGGGAAATTTAAGAGGTCGATAGATAGTTTACCCGCTTATGGTTCTGTAGAGTACAAGGAGGCTAAAACTAGGCTTCCAGCATGGTCTTTTAGTGGCGCGTTTAATGGTAATATAATCAATAAAAACTTCACATCATCGAACGGTTTATTTCACATAGATATTGACGGGATTGATGATGTAGAGGCAGAGAAAGAAAGAATTATTGATGAAATACCAGAGATTGTCGCATTGTGGCTAAGCCCTTCAAGGCATGGATTGAAGGGACTTATACGCATACCAGACAACTTAATAAACAGCGATGATGATTTTAAAAGGGCTTTTTTTCAAGTAAGAGATTACTTGAAAGCTCATAACATAAAAATAGATGAGCAATGCAAAGATGTAAGAAGGCTATGCTTTGTTAGTTATGACTCTGAAATTATTGTGAACACTAATGCCCCCGCTCTTATACTAGATTTATCCGAAAAGAAAGAATCATGCAAATCTTACGCGCCATCTAATAACAATAATATTATTATCAACTCACAAGAGACAGAACAAAAGTACATATCACGCGCTTGCAATATCATTATGAGCGCAACTAAAGGGGATTTTCACGCGGCTCGTATTAGAGCCGGTAAATTGGGCGGCGGGTATATTGCTGCAAATCTTGTTGATGAAAATGCAATGATTTCTGCGCTTATTCGTTCCAGTGATTTTGTTTGCAGCTCCAATGGTGATAATGAACAAATTACACGCCGAGAAAGAAAGGCGGTAATGGATGGGCTTGATGCTGGAAGGTCACAACCAGTCGAAGGCGATAGGAATAGATCGTACTATCAGGCAGAACGCGATTCTGTAGAACCCCACTTCCCCGATGATTATTATAGGTTTAGCGACACCAACCCAGAACCCGTAATTGATAAAATAAAATGTGATGTTTTAGATAATGAAAATAAATATTGCGATGTTGACCTTTTGCAGTATGTGTCTGATGACCACATTATAAAGCGAATGGCGTTAGAATTAAGTGCGGTAACAGCTATAAAACCTAGCTCTATTTTACTTGCTGGTTTAGCAGTTCATAGTGCTTTGCTTTGCCGTGCAATGTCGGTTGAGCGTAACGGTAGGGCAATCCCGACTAATATGTATGCAGTTTTTGAACAGTCTACAGCGACATCTAAAACTAGGATTTTATCCACATTTTACGCGCCATTTGAAAAACGATACATCGAAAAATCTAAGCAAATTCGTGATGAAAAATCACTCATATCAAAAGAGGATAAAGAAGAGTTTGCGCGCATTTCAAGAATAGAATCGGCTTTTAAGGGGTTTACTAAAACAAATGAAATAACCAACGCTACGCCAGAAGGGATTGAATCAAAGTTAAATGATTCAAAGGGGTATTTTAGCTGTATATCTAGCGAGCAGGGGATATTTGATTCTTTGATCGGTGGAATGTATAAAAAAGACGACTCAAAGAATAATAATGACCTTGTTCTAAGTGCGTTCGATGGTTCAAAAATGAATGTTCTTAGGGCTGGGCGCGATGGTTACGAAGGAAAGCCGATAGGATCGATTATTTGCTTTGCTCAAGAGGGTAGTGTTGATACCCTCTTAAAGTCAAGTGGAAGTAGCGGAATGGGCGAACGCTTTTTAAAGTTGATAGAAAGGCATCGTTTTTCAGAATCTATCGAGCTTAGAGCTACCAATAAAAGTATTATGGATGACTATTCATCAGCTTGTGAAGACTTAATAGATGGCTTCTTGATTGGTGACTCCTTTGCGGAACAGCATCAATTTTATATGCTACCAATGCTAACTATTTCAAATTCTGACCATGTAAAAATATCAGATTATTACCAGTCTCTTTACAGTCATTTTGATGATGGTAAGAAATTTTCAGCTTCGGCAATGCGTGGATTTTGCGGGAAATCCGATATACATATTATCAAAATAGCGGCTAATTTGCACGTTTTAGATGGTGGATATTATGTAAATCAAATAGCATCAAAACACATAGATTCGGCAATAAGAATCTATAACGCCCTTGTAGTGTCGCACGCTCATTTATTAGCCAATAAAGGAGTTACAGGTGATAAAGCGGCGTATGAAACAGTAATTCGAGTTCTTAGTGGGAAAAAACTAACCAACACTGAGATTAAGCAGCTAATAAAGTGCGTTTTACCATTCAAGGCACACAGTGGTGATAAAAACGAATACATGAACAAAACTATCGACTCGATGATTGAAAGCGGGTTACTTGTTTGTGAGATTGAAAAAAAGAAAAAGGTTCTTAGCGTAAAATAGAGCTACCTAAAAACTAGGTAGACTAGGTAGAATCTAGGTAGACAATCTACCTAGGTTGAAATCCAGTAAAATAGAGCGGTGTAAGGTATAAAATGTATATATAGGTAGGTTAGGTAGTAGTAGTTACTGTTATCTTTTTTTACCTTATTTTTAGCTATTTTTACACACACACAAAAACACCTACCTAATCTACCTAATCTACCTAGATTTACATAACCGCATGATTATAAAGTAATTATAGCGTTTTTAATCTACCTAGGTAGTTACCTAGGCTAGGTAGATTAACTTTAAAGGAAAAATACTATGACCTGCAAGCATTTCACCCCCGACCACTCCACCGACCTAGACGGCTGGGGGAAGTGCGCCAAAATAACCTAGCGATTTATGTTATAATAACAACGTGGCTAGGAAATCGAGTCCGAAAACCCCTTGAACAAGGACAAGCCACATTAATTTTCTGTTCAATAATCCAAGTTCAAGGATTTATCATGCAACTTTATCAACTGTCATTCCCTAATGGCAAAAAGTACATCGGAATTACCTCAAAGACCGCAAACGAGCGTTTTAACGCACATTGCAGGCAAAAGAAAACTGCCTGTCAACGCGCCATTAAAAAATACGGCAAAGAAAACGTAGTTTTAACAGTTTTAGCTGAATGTGATAATTGGGAACTTCTGTGTTTAGCTGAAATGGAGGCGATTGAAAAGTTTAATACGCTTGGCAAAGGCGGGTATAACCTAACACTAGGCGGCGAAGGAGTTTTAACTGTTGGTATTTATGGCGAAGAAAGGATTGCTAGGGATAAGGCGAAATCAGCATCATATTATTCAGCAAATAAAGTAGCCCACGCAATACGAACCAAGGCATATTATAAAGCCAATAAAGTAGCGGCTGCGGATTACAACAAAGCCTATCGTGAAAAGAATAAAGAAGTGATTTATGAAAATAGAAAGCCAAAAAGGAAGTATTATCTTGATGCTAACAAAGAAAAAATAGCGGAACAAAAAAAAGCATACCGAGAAAAAAATAAGGGATTAGCATCGGCATACAAAAAAGCCTACAAACAGAAAAACAAAGAATCCATTGCCGAACAGAGAAAAGCCTACTATGAGGCTAACTTTGAATCTATCTCGGCAAAAGCTAAAGCCTACAAAGATGAAAACCGCGAAATTATAGCCACTAGGAACAAAGCATATCGTGAAGCTAATCGCGAAATTATAGCCGCAAAAAATAAAGCCAGATGGGAGACTAAAAAATGCCTTGTAAGCACTTCTTAAAAGATCATAGTACGGAGTTAGATGGGTGGGGAAAATGTATGCAGATTGAATCCTACAAGGCGCGTGGAGCAACACCCGCTATGGTCACTAGGGTTGTACAAGAAAAGCTCAATGGTGGGCAATTTTGCGCTGGTGGTTACATATTTGAAAAGGCTTGTTGTGATGAATCGAAAGGCTGTGAAAAGTTTGAATCGGATAATTAAATATAATTAATTTTATTTGTTGACAATTATAACCATCCTGTTAAACTATCCATGCCGTCAAATTCTGGCGGATAACATGGGAGTTTATAAAATGGCAGAACACAAAAAAGGCGCAGGTAGACCAAAATCACGGTTTATCCCAACAAAGCGCGTTATGGGAGCATTGACCCATGAGGATTTTGACAGGCTAGACAATCACTGCAAAAAGTTTGACTTGGTAAAAATGTATGTCGTCGCATTGGCAGTTAGTGAGTTTTTGGATAGAAACGAGGTGGCGAAATGAGTGTGCATAAAAAACTACAAGCAGCGCGGATAGCACTGTATGCAATGGGCTTAAAACAGAGCGGAATAAACAAGCACAGCGGTATGGCTTACTACGAGCTAATCGACTTCACGGTTGATGCACAGCGCATTTTTAACGATGTTGGGCTTTCATCGACATTCAACATGAGCTCAGAAAACGCGGTATTAGCGATAGTCGATACAGACGACGGAAGCAAAGCTGAATTTTCATGCCCCGTCTATTTTGCGGCACTCGCTAAAGAACCAGAAAAAAGCGTTAAAAACTTGGGCGCAACAATCACATATCTACGCCGTTATTTGTGGATGCTGGCGTTAGAGATACCGCAAAAAGAAGTCGTTGAGCTAGTAAAGAACCACGAGAAAACCGAAGTTGACAATAAACCGCCATTGCCACCTTATCCAGATGAACGGTTTAAGGAAAACTTTGAAGCAATGGCTGCAAAAATACGATCAGGAGAAAAAACGGCAGCAGTTACTATCAACGCTATACAGTCAAAGTTTACGATGTCGCAATCACAAATCGACACGCTAACGGCAGTCGTTTAGGAGTTTGTGCCATGATTGATGAAATCAGACAACAACGGCGCGGGTTATTTACTGGCTCACAGTATCACCGATTGATGGCAGGTAGCGCGGGTTATTTGACCTGCGATTTTACCGATGAACACACCTGCTACGAGCGTGTAAAAAGCGAAGACGGTTTTATCTATGTGCCAGTGCAAGAAGCACCCAAGGGAAAAAAGACGTGGAAAAAAGACGATACTTTTTTGCCAGAAGGCGCGAAAACCTACGTTATCGAAAAAGTCGCCGAACTAATCGACAGCGAACAACGCGAGTTTTACACGTCAAGATTCATGCAAGACGGCATTGATAATGAACCGTTTGCTGTTGAACATTACGAGCAACAGCGTGGCATTAAACTAGCTCACACTGGAGACGAGCAGGTATTTTTTAACAACGGCGAACACGGCTCTACGCCAGACGGCGTGGTTTATAACGATGATTTTGAGATTGTCGAAGTACACGACTTTAAATGTCCGCTTGCAGAGACGCATATTTTTAACCGGCTGTATGTCAAAACAGCAGCAGATTTATTGAAACATTACCCAGTTTACTTTTATCAGCTACATGGGCAAATGCTAGACACAGGCGCAACGGTTGCTTATTGGCACAGCTACAGACAGCAGCAAGATATTAAAATCCACTCTGTTAAAGTGGATTATGATGAACAACATACAAACGCATTAAAACATCGGCTTAGTCTTGCGATTAAGCTAAAACATAAAATAATTCAGGAGTTAAAAGCATGAGCAACAATTTTTCGGGAGTTTTAAGAGTAGGGAAAGACGCAGTAACACGCCAAGCTGGAAGCACAACAGCAACAGGTTTTAGTGGCGCGTGTAATGTTGGGTGGGGTGATAAGCAACAGACGCTATGGTTTAACTGTACTATTTTTGGTGATCGTGGCACAAAGTCAGCACAGTACATTTTAAAAGGAAACCAAATATGGGTAACGGGGGAGCTGTCGCAACGGGAATACGAAGGCAAAACATACTTAGAATTGAATGTTTCACAATTTGATTTTGTCGGCAAGCGTGGCGAATCAGAAGCAAGCGCGTCTACAACAACCAAATCACCACAAACACCTGACGACGCGCCTTTCGATGACTCAATTTACTTTTAAACAGTAACAACCAGCGCAAGGACGCGCATAACAATCTGGAGAACAAAAATGAACCTGTTTAACCAAGCATTAAAGCTCCATAAAGCTTTAATAGAGGCAATCAATACGGCTATAGTCGAAAATGGTGATTACAGCCGTTTAGCTAATGCTATAAAAAAAGCAGATAAACGCTTAATGCGTAGGGCGGTGAATTATGGACGTTAATTTAAACCATGTCGAACCAGAAGACACTCGTCCACAATGCCCACACTGCAACGCCACTATTGAAGGCGATGGTGTAACACACTGCTCATTTAGATGCTGGCATCTTGATAACCTTGGCGAAGTAAAAGCACAGATTTTGTGCTGGCTTAAAATTTGGAATGATGACAATAGAGTAATCAGAATGTTGTCAATCGGTGGTGATGATAGCTGGTTTGGCGGGATGACAGATAGCACTGAAAAAAGATGGAAAGCCGCCATAACCACGCGGTTTAATTATGTCCAAAAAATCACTGAATTGGATTCCCACAATGACTACTGAAAAAAGACTTTTAAAAATCCGTGAGGATTTACTTGATACTGTCCACCCACGAGTTTTACCATTCAATGGACAGATAGTAACGGTTTTGTCATGGCATGACTTAGTATCTAAAAACATGAAAAAACTATTTCCAGACGATGATACAGTTGGTTTTGTCGAGGAATTTTATCTTGATATTCCAGAGAGTGAACTAATAGAGGCATACCATGCTAAAACTTGAAATAACTAGACAAGGTAAGGCTGGGCTAGTAAAGGATTTTATTCACATTGGCACAATACCGGCACTATCACAAGCACGCCAAAAAATACGCGCCCCACGAGGAATACAATTAGCTTGTGAAGCCGAAAAGACTAAAAAAATGAAAGAAATAGGTGCTAGATGGTGCAAGCAATGTTACAAAGAATTACTACCAAAGCAAGCGGTTTTTTGTTCCATTAAATGCTTAGCGGTTCATCACGCACACACGCCAAAGGATGGCTTTAACCAAAATCGCAAAAAGCGAGAAAAGCCTATATTAAATTATGTTGCTTGCAAGAATCCATCGTGCGGAAAAGAGTTTATGCAGCGTAGCAGAGGACAACTCTGTTGCAGTAAGTCCTGCAGTGCTAAGCTATCAAATATCAAGCGGAGAGAAAATAATGAAATGCACAAATTGCAATCACTTTGACACCTGTGCAAACAGAAATAAGTACGGCAAAGGCAAGGAAATGTACCCGCCAGCGACACAGCTTGGAGTAAAGCCATATTGTTACCAATGCCTGCACATTTGGATGGTGATAGCATCAAAGCGCATAAGGCAGTGTGTGAATACCGATTGTGGCTTGATTAAGCCGCTTAATGACGACTCTGTGCAAATTAAGCACACAAGGGGATAAGATGGTAAAGCCTAATGAACAACAGCTTTTAAATTCACGCGCCCGTGCAGTCGGTCATCGAATCGAGAACTTAGGTGCAGCAGGTAGTTATCGGGTGCATAATACAAAAACTGGCGCGTATTTTATCGTATCAAAGTACGGGGAATTGAGAGAGTTAATCAGTAATCTGGAGAAAGAGGTATTAGCATGACATCCACGCACTGCACAAACACATCCTGCTTAATCCGAGGAAATTGCAAAAAAGGTCTACCAATGATTGACGGGCAGAGGTCTTTATTTCTATACCCCAAAAACGGCTTTCTGCAATGCCAAGATTTTGAGTGCCTAGACTGCCACTTTAACCACGTTCACGGCGAGACACGCAAGCAGTGCCGTAAGTGTGGGAAGTATGAGAATGATGGCATAGAGTATATTTGTGTGTGGGAAAAACATGGAGACGTTAGAAATGCTTAAAATACTAAGTTTTGGTGGCGGCGTACAATCAACCGCGTTAGCGATACTAATTGCACAAGGTAAAATCGAATGTGACGCTATTGTGTTTTGCGACACAGGATTCGAGCAATCAATTGTTTTTGATTTTTTGAATCAGCACACGATTAAATTGCTTGAGGATGCAAAAATACCGTTTTTTATCGCAAAAGCGGATGATTTTAGCGGGATGCTGAACGGCGAAAGCACGTTCGCTAATTTTCTTTTACCACCATTTTTTCATGGTGATGGCAATAATACAGGCTCAATAAGCAGGCTGCCTGCTTATTGCTCGTCAAAATGGAAAGGGGATACTTTTAAGCGGTTTTTAGCTAAGCACTTGAAAGACAAAAGCTATGAAGTGATGATGGGATTTAGTACTGATGAAATGCACCGATCAGGACGCATGAAATCATCTAAAAAATATCAGTACAAATTCCCGTTGCTAGATTTACGCATGAATCGCGGTGATTGCGTGGCTTTAGTCGAACGCACATTTAACGCACCACCACCGCGTTCATCGTGCTATTTTTGCCAGAACCACACGCAGCACGAATGGCGAGAAGTTATGCAAAGCGCGGATAGAGAAAAAGTGATAGCAATTGATGCAAAAATCCGCGACTCGCTAAAGGATAAAATGCAAGGCGGAATAAAAGCGTTTTTAACCGTTGAGTGTAAACCAATAGCGGAGTGCGACTTTGACGATAGGAATGAAGTTATTTTTAGCAGATTATGCGTTGGTGGTTGTTTTTTGTAATTAACTATGCTTAAATACACCTAACAGTTCTCCTGCTGTTGTTTTTCTTTCTCTATAATATGCTTTCTCCTAAATTGACCACGCCATAAAAAGCGTGGTTTTTTTTGCCTAAAATTCAAGATGTGATACTATTAATTTATTTTCGGGATTTTTGTTGTGTCAGAAAGCCATACTTTAAGCGAGCGTGTAGCAGTTACGGAAAACGATATTGAGCATATCCAGCTCGATATTAATGAGATTGCGAGACTTGCTAGAGAGTCAAGCGCACGGCACGATGAAAAATTAGAGCAGGTTTTAACAATTGCAGTTGAATTAAAACAAGAGCTTACACGATATAAGATTGTAAGTGGTACAGCGGTCATGATTTTAGGCGGGTTATTAGCAGGTGCTAATTATCTTATGGGTGTTTTTGGCGTTAGTATCGCCGATATTTGGAGTAAAAAATGAGCTGGATTTTAGAGCGCGGTAAAGAACAAGGTACATGGAGAGGATTGATTATGTTAGCCGGAGGTTTGGCTGGTTTTGAAGTTGATAATGGCGTGAGTGATGCAGTAGTAATGCTTTGCACGGCAGTTAGTGCGGCAGGGTTTCATAATATTGTTACTAAAGGTTAATTATGACCAATGACACCTTGGCAACAAAATGGGATGATGTGGAAAAACCCAATCACTATGAAGACCACCCAAGCGGCGTTCCTTGTCGCGACATAAGCAAGCATCTAAGCGGTTTTTTATCGCAAGCATTTCAGTACGTCTGGCGTTTTGATGACAAAGGCGGTACTCAAGATTTAGAAAAAGCGATTAAGTGCATCAATATTGAGCTGACCATCGAGCAACCAATTCACTTAAAGCCGTCTCTTATTATCGATAACCTTAATCTGGTTTTATCCGCCGAACCTGACGCACAAAAAGCAGAAGCCCTGAGGCACATAGTTTTTGCGAACACAGCAGGGCTTCCGGAGCGTAGACAGCATTTAGCAAGAGCTATTAGTATTATTGTAGACATAGTTTTAGGCGAAACAGGCGGGATAATGTAATGCCCCCTATTAACCTTTATTGCCTGCCGAGCCAAGATTGGTTTGATAAATTGCAAGCAAGACCACACAGCCGCGAGACCCTGAATCGACAGCCGATAAAAGCAGTTGAGCGTAAACAGCCGCGTGAATTTATGAGGAGTAGATAAAATGGCAGCAGGCGCAAAAGGAAAATACTGCCCTGAAATCGTTGAAAAGATAGCCGGTTATGTTGCAGAAGGTAATTATGCAAGCGTAGCCTGTGCGCTTGCTGGGGTATCGGAAGCTAGTTATTACGCATGGTTAAAAGATGAAAGCAAGCCTGAATTTTTAGAGGCTATAAAAGAAGCCGAGGCGGTAGCCGAAGCAGAAAGCATAAAAAGCATACGCGAAGCGGGGAACAGTGGGAGCTGGCAAGCACACGCATGGTATTTAGAGCGCAAATTCAAAGACCGCTGGACTAAAGAAGAAACGAAGAATATCAACCATAGCGGACAAATTGACCCAAGCAAGCGAACGCTAGACGACTATTACAAAGACAGTGGCACTACTTAATCCAGCATTACGTCCATTTTGGCAACAACGAGCCAGAAACAGAATATTGCATGGCGGTCGTGCCAGTTCAAAAAGTCACGAAGCAGCGGGGAAAGTAATTGATATAGCGGCAAACTGCCGTGTTCGTGTTCTGTGCGTTCGACAATTTCAAAACAAAATAGCCGATTCGATTTACACGCTTTTAAAAGCTAAAATTGAGCAATTCGGCTATGAGCATCTATTCAAAATTACCGATAATTCAATAATTTGCTTAACTACAAAAAGTGAATTTATGTTTTACGGTCTCGCCAGAAACATTACTGAGATTAAATCCCTTGAGGGTATCGACATTCTTTTAAGCGAGGAATCGCACCTTTTAACCGCTGAACAGTGGGATATTTTAGAGCCAACGATACGCAAAGAATCAAGCGAGTGCTGGCTACTCTTTAACGCACGCTTTGTAACCGACTTTATCTGGAAACGCTTTGTAGTAAGCCCGCCACCTAATACCATAATAAGACACATAAATTATGATGAAAATCCATTTTTATCTAAGACGATGCTAGGCATTATCGAAGCGGCAAAGATTGAGGATTATGACAGGTACGAACATATATATCTAGGTGAGCCGCTTGAAAACGACGATGAGGCGATCATCAAGCGCTCACACGTCATGGCGGCTATTGATGCGCACATTAAGCTTGGTATCGACGTGTCAGGCAGTAAGCGAATTGGATTTGACGTTGCGGACGATGGCGAGGACGCGTGTGCTGCCGTATTGGCTTATGGGGCTTTAACAACCAATATTTACTTGTGGCAAGCCAAGGAGGACGAGATACTTAAGTCATGTACCCGCGTGTACAGACAGGCGTTAGATTATGGCAATGCAGAAATAACCTACGATGCTATCGGTGTCGGTGCATCATGTGGCGGAAAGTTTAACGAGCTTGGCTACAAAGCGCATAAAAAGTTTTTAGCCGGTGGCGCGGTAGTCAATGGCGATAAAGCTATTGACAAATTTAACGAGTCACGTCCGATTAAAGAGCGTATTGTAAACAAGGACTATTACTGCAATATCAAAGCACAGGCGTGGTGGTCGGTAGCAGAACGGTTACAAAACACCTACAACGCGGTGATAAATGGACAGGTCTTTAGTCAAGATGAAATGATTTTTATTGATGCGGATTTGCCATATCTTGAGCAACTGGTAACAGAGCTATGTACACCAAAAAAATCTTATGACAATGCAGGGCGCGTGATGGTAGAAAGTAAAAAGGATTTAAAAAAGCGCGGCATACCGTCCCCAAACATAGCCGATGCGTTTATAATGGCTCACTTGAATAAAAACTTAACGACTCGCACACGCGGATTAATGACAAGATGAACATACTAAAGCTATTCGGAAAAAAACAAACGGCAACCGAACAAGAAGAACATGACCCAACTATTTTAACGAAGCCAGACCGTGCCGATACAATCCGCAATGCATTGGCTATGGTTTTTCAGGGTCATGAGCCTAAGACAACTGCAACGATGGATAGCGCAGCGTTTGGCAATCAAGGCATAAGCCAGACGGTGCCAGCGGATTTGCTTAGCTGGTACTCTAGCCAGTCGTTTATCGGGTTTACATCCTGCATGATTATGGCGCAGCATTGGCTTATCAGTGCGGCGTGTGAAATGCCAGTATCAGACGCGCTACGCAAAGGCTGGAATGTGTCAGGAAATGACGGACAAAAAATACCTGTTAATGTTTTGGCGGGGTTAAAGAAAATCGATAAGCGCGTAAAAATAAAAGATGTGGCTCGTAACTTTGGCACATTTGGGCGTGTGTACGGCTACCGAGTAGCAATATTTTTAGTGGATGGCTACACAGCCGATGACTACGCAGCACCGTTTAATCCCGATGGCATTAAGCCAAACACATACTTGGGTATCAGTCAGCCCGACCCGTATTATGTCGTGCCAATCATTACCGATTATGACGCGTCAAGTATCGACTATTTAGATCCTGAATTTTACCAAGTGGGCGGCATTAAGTACCATAAAACCCATTGCGTAGTATTTAAGCATTGCGACACCATAGGGCAGTTATTACGCCCTGTTTATATGTACGGCAGTGCGTCATTACCACAGCAAATTTATGAACAAGTTTATCAAGCCGGACTAGCGGCTGGCGAAGGTAATAAACTACTCATGACAAAACGGCTGTGGGTACAAAATACCGACATTAGCGCGATGATTGCAAACCAACAGGAAGCCGAACAGCATTTGCAATACATCACACAACAGCGTAATAATTTTGGCGTGCAGCTGATTGATAGTGAGGACAGCGTCCAGCAGCTAGAAACCGCGCTATCAGAGGTGACAAACACCATAGCCCAACAATACCAGCTTGTTGCAGCAGTGGCGCGTATCCCTGTCAATAAGCTAATGCAAACACAGCTGAGTGGTTTTGCGGCAAGTGGCGAAGCCGAAGAATCCGTTTATCATGAGTCGCTCGAAACGTTGCAAGAAAAAATACTTCCATTACTTGAAAAGCACACTCTTTACTCGATTAAATCAATGGGTGTTGATGAATTTGAATATGATATTGTGTTTAATCCGCTGGATTGCTTAACAGAAGTAGAACAAGCAACTGTAAACCAACAACGTGCAGCAACAGCACAGGTATTAATTGCCGTTGGTGCTATTGATGCGGCAGAAGAACGGGCAAGGCTTATTTCAGACCCAGATAGCGGCTATGCTGGGTTGACTGAAATTATAGAAGAACCTGCGGACTATGACGATGATAACGATCTAGCAGACGCGCAACCTATGCCAGAAGACATTACATAATAAAAGGAACAATGCCAGACTTAACGAAACACCCTGACTACATCGAATCGGTGATTAACGCCTACCTTCAAAACGAACTAACCGAACAACAACGTGATGAACTCTTGACAGTAAACGAATAACCGATATACTGAACGCACGTTATCGGATTGTGCTGTAACACTGAGCCGCTAACACAAATTTTATAAAGCCCTGCTTCTAGTCAATTGTTACAGCGATTGACACGCAGGGCTTTTTATTGGGGGATAAAATGAATAAAGTATCTATATATGCTAACGGGGTGTCGGTTGTTAATGATGGCAAAAAAATAACTGTGTCTGGCTTGCAAGGTGGTGGTGGTGGTGGAATAAAAGACGATAGTATGAAAGTCGGAGCAGGTGGGGCAATAGGTCAACATATTTATTACCCAAACAATGGTGGAAACGGTAAAAATTCTATTGAGGTTGGGAAATGAAAAGGTTAATCCTAGCACTAGCCCTAACAATGGCTAGCACAGCACAAGCCGATACAGACTCAGTATGTGTAGGGTGGACAGGTATCTATATGCGCACACTGACCTATGAGTACATGTGTGATGTAAAAAGCGCAAATACACAACCAGCACTAGACATGATTGTTTATAACGGCTGTCTAATTACTCAGACATCGTTTGACCAGCAAATGGACGCACACAAAGACCAATTCATGCGTGACTTGGGTACGCAACGTCTAAAAGATTTTTGCACATCAAAGAACGCGTTAAATATTATCGGTGTTCAAAAATAAAATAGTGTTATAATCGCCAACGAAGTCAGCACACGCGGACAAGATGACCTAAGCCAAGGTTCAAACCACGCACACGCGGGAATCATGCCTAAACCACTTTTAACAAAGAAGCGTAAAATCTGGCTAGACCAGAGAGAGAAGCCGCCAGTAATGCGCGGTACGCCTTTGTTATACCCAGATATTACCGCACAGAAATATTCAGCTAAGATTCAATCCTTGTTAGGATCTATGCAACGCGAAACAGAGCGCGAAGTATTAGCTCTATTCAATTCATCCGATAACCCAATCATTGCCACTACTGACGCAAGTATTACTAGCCAGTGCCGTATTTTATTGGCACGTTTGGCGCGTAAGTACACGCGTATTTTTAGCCGAGATTTTCCCTCGGTTGTTAATGCAATGCTTAACGGCGTTAATTCTGCAAGCAAATCAAACACGCACCAAAGTCTAAAAGAGCTTAGTGGCGGCTTGATGGTTAAGACCGACTTTTTAACTGGTGAAATGAATGAGCAATTTAAGGCATTAACCCAGCAAAACGTTTCATTATTCAAAACCATCACTAGCAATCATTTTGCTAAGGTAGAAGCTAAGGTAATGGATAGCATCACGAACGGGCAGGGAATTAAAGACCTTAAACCGTTTTTTGCTACATTTAGCAATGGTGAAAAGAATTATGCACACAATCGCGCTATGGATCAGACCAGAAAAGCGTACACGTCTATCAATATGTCACGCCTTGAAAAATTAGGCGTTAAGCGCGTGGAGTGGATGCACTCGCACGGCTCTAATGACCCGCGCAAGTTACACCAAGAGTTAGACGGTAAGATATTTGATATTGATAAGCCGCCTTATATTGGCGATATGTACGGCGAACGTGTACATGGGTTTGGTGGCGTTTTGCCTAATTGCCGTTGCACCGTGCGTCCAGTTTTGGAGTTTAACAAGTGACAGCACAAACCACTGACATGAACGGATTTATTGAGGTAAATAACCAGCCGCTTAGTGTAGCTGGAATTTATGAGTATTACGGTTCTGAGATTGACGCACCCGAACCCGATAAGCTGTATCGCGTGTTTCGTAGTCCTGAAAGCCTAGAAAATGCGGTGTCTATGTTTACCGGCAAGCCTATTGTCGATGACCATACTATGCTAGGTGATGGACAGACGGACGCGGCAAAGAAGGGTATACAAGGGGCGGTCGGCGATAATGTCTACTACAAAGACGGTACTATTTACGGCAATATTCGACTGTACACAAATAAGATTAAACAATTGATTGACCAAGGCAAAAAAGAGCTGTCTTTCGGCTATTGGTCACAATATGAGTTCAAGAGCGGCACATGGCAAGGTAAAGCCTACGACGCAATACAACACATTGTCGGGGGCAATCATCTTGCCTTAGTCGATGAGGGGAGAATGGGTAGCACAGTAGCTGTGTTAGACCACGCCCCTAAATTTTCACAACTCACTTTTACATTTGACCATAAGGCGATCCCAATGGACGACGACAAAGAAACATTACCAACAGAAGATATTGATGACAGTATCGAAGACGAAACGCCAGAAGAACAGGCGATTGAAGATAAAACCGATATGATGCAAACAGCGACTATTCAAAGCCTGTCCGACAAAGTTGATAAGCTGGCGGCAATGGTTGAGGCAATGCACGGCAAAGCCCCAGAAGTTGAAGCCACTACCGACGAATTCCCGCCCGATAAAGACGACGAAGACGAAAAGAAAGTGGAAACAACTGATTCTATTGCCAAACGTGTCCGCACCGATATTGCCAAGGCTGGCGAACTGTACAAACTAGCACAGCCTTTAGTTGGTACATTTGACCATAGCGGCAAATCGGCGAAAGAAATCGCAGACTACGCGGCTGGTAAGCTTGGATTAAAGGGCGATAGCGAGACCGCCTTACGCGCGTTTGCGCATGGCAAGAAACAAGCTAAAGTACAGGCTACGCAAGACGCAGCTCCACAAGCTCAAAAATTAGCAGGTAACACTTATGAGTGATTTTCAAACTAGCGTCCAATTGACGCAACCAAACGGCGTGCCGGGTGAGTTATCTCACATTATCCCCTTTACCGCTAACGCATTGACAGTAACGAGTGCGACCGCTGGCAATGCTTTTGGTAATGCCTTTACTCGCACGGCTGGCAATGAAACAGCTTGTGGTGTGGGTGGAACCGGCGAATTTGCCGGTATCTTGGCATTAAGTCACGGCGTGGCAGTTGGCACGGTCGAGGGTGGTACTAATTTCGTTTTGACCAACCAAACACAAGGCAATTTTGTAACCAGTGGCGCGATTAAAGTATCGGTGCCGGGCAATTGCTCAATCGGTAATGCAGTCGAATTTAACCAAACTACAGGCGCAATTAACACAATCGCATGGGGCGCAAACGTGACAGCAGGTGCTACGCTGATTCGCAATGCCAAGGTTGAATACTTCAACAACGTAGCGGGTGCAGCCGTGGCTACAATCAAAATCGTGGGAGTATAAGATGAACGAACACATGTTAAACAGTCAGAAGGACTATTTTGTCCCCCCGACTAAAATTACTAAATTTAACGCCGAAAAGAAAAACATCGGCACAATGGACGCGGCATCTATTAAAAAGATGGGCTATGGTGGTTATGATGGTGCATTGCGTGAATCTATCAAAGCGACTATGGATAGCGCGGCAGCGGCACAACTCCCATTCAACACTCCAGCGTTAGCACAGTTTTATCAACATTGGTTGCCAGGCACTGTCCGCGCTCATACTGCACCGCGTAACGCAGAACGAGTTTTAGGCTTTGTTCAGGCGGGCGGCTTTGAAACTGAAACCATCGTTGTGCGCTCTTTGGAGCAACACGCGGGCGTAAGTTTGTACGGCGATTTAGCCGATGTACAACAATCGTCTTACACTCAAACATACCCATACAGACACACTGTAGCGTTTCAAGCTGGCTTACAAACCCGCTTATTGGAAACTAACAGAATGTCCGCTATCGGTATCAATGATGCAGAAGAAAAACGCAGTGCCGTTGAAATTGCTTTTGAAATTAACGCTAATGCTATCGCTTTAAATGGCTATAACGGCGGCGGAAATCGTACATTCGGACTATTCAACGACCCGAACTTGGAAGCCTATCAATCGTTCCCTAATGGTGCTGTTGGTGCGAGTCCTTTATGGTCAACTAAAACATGGTTAGAAAAAACTAACGATATTCGTTTGTCAGTTAATCGTTTATTGACTAACTCTAAAGGTGGTTTTGACCCAGACACAGAAGCGTTTACATGGGTTATTCCTACCAGCGTAAAATCATCACTGACAGAGCCTAATGCGTATGGCAATATGACTCTTTTAACATGGGTAAAGGACAACTATCCGCAAATCAGAATTGAAGTTTTACCCGAATTAACAGGGTTAAACGGCGGTGCTGATGCGTGGTATATGTACAAGGACACTGCTCTAAATGTTGACCGATCTACTGACGACGGCAATACCATTGTTAACTTGATCCAGTCAAAAATGTTCTTAGTTGCCTCATTGCCAAACTTAAACGGTGGCGTTAATGAAGCGTTTGCCCAAAGAGTTGCGGGTGTTATTGTTAAGCGTCCTATTTTGGTAGTCAGATACTCAGGCATGGCGTAAGCTGATATAATTCCCGCTGGTAATTCGGCGGGTAATTTAAATAATCGAGGGCAACATGAGTAAAAATTACATAGCATCAACACTGACTAACGCGCAAGAATATACGGTTTATGATGGAATTAATCCCATTAAATCAATCCGTGTTAATGGCGGTCATGGGTTAAATAATCGTCACTTAGTGACATTAAACGGCGCAATTACCGAAGTTAATGACGAAGACTTAGGTCTATTAAAATCAAACCCATTGTTTCAGCGTCACGTCGATAACGGCTTTATTACTGTAACCAGTGACGATAACGCCGAACGTGTAGCGGGTGATTTAGAGTCACGCGATGCAAGCGCACCGATGAATCAAAACGATGTGGATAACCTGATGGAAGATATTAATTTAGGTGTCACGCTTGATTTTGATGACCCAACGGCGGCAAGCAAAAAGAAAAGACGGGATTAATCTATTATGACCACTTTGCTAGTAGTTGATATTCCGTTATTCCGCGTTCAATGCGCGGCATACTCGAACGCGACCACATACCCAGACCTGTTAATAACTAACACTTGGGGCATGGGTAGCGCGTATGTTAGCACTAGCAATTACGGTAATTTAAAAGACGGACAGCGGCAATACGCGCTCAATTTAATGTGTGCGCACTTACTCTATTTGTCTGACATGATAGCCAAGGGTAGCCCTATCGGTGTCGTGACCAGTGCCAGCGAAGGCGCGGTATCGATTGGCTTAATGCCTCCGCCTACTAAAAACCAGTTTCAATATTGGCTCAATCAATCGCCCTATGGTACGCAGTTATTGGCACTATTGAGAGTCAAAGGCGCGGTGGGTGTTTATGTGGGCGGCAATGGTGTAACGGGTAACTTTAGAAATCCTAACGGGACGTTTACAAATGGATGATTTAACCCGCCATTTGCAAAACCTTGTAGCTGATTTAAAAGATAATACCGCTAAGGCTGGATGGTTCCCAACGGCTGTTTATCCAAATGGAACGCCAGTGGCTCATGTAGCATTGATTCAAGAAAAAGGCGACCCTGCACACAACATTCCACCACGCCCTTTTATGCGTCCTGCGATTGCCAGTAATAAGCAAAAGTGGGTGGACAATCTAGGCGGCATGATAAAGAGTGGCATGAGTGGACGTGATGCGTTGGAATTAACGGCGGTAACAATGGCGGCGGATATTCAAGCGGGTATTATCGCAGTAACTACGCCAGCATTAAAAGCATCGACTGTACGCGCCCGTGTGCGTAGAACAGCAAGCGGCAAAGCTAAAAGCAGTAATATTAGCAAGCCCTTGGTTGATACTGGTTATATGCTGGCAACGTGCATCGGCACGGTAGAGGCTAAAGAATGAATCTGCATGGATTAGCAGTTGGGTTCGTTGGCATTGTAAATGCTAACCGCTCAATTACACTTAAACGCTACACTGGCATAACCCAGAACGACCATTTTGAACGCGTGCCAAGCTATACAAGTACAACGATACTTGCACAAGTTCAGGCGTTAAGCAGTGACCAGTTGCACGCCATGTTTAACCTAAATTTTCAAGGTGAAATGCGTAGTGTGATATGTGCCGATGAACTACGCGGCGTTTCTAAGCCAGACCAAAAGGGCGGCGATATGCTTAATTTTGATAGCCATGATTGGCTAGTCGTGCATATTCAAGAAACGTTTCCCGATCACACTATAGCTATTGTGCAAAAACAATTATGACCGCTATCATGCCATCCAATACCGTTCGTGAAGAACTTAAGCTATTGGGCAATGCCATCGTGGGATTATTGGGCGTTGGCGTTGCTTTAGGTGTCGAAAACCGCACACCCGTACCACTTGGCGACTTTGTTACACTAACAGTCATCCGCGAAGAACGGCAACAAACAAACGAAACCTATTACCCGAACCGATCCGCACCAGCCGTAAATGAATGCAACCGTGCAGATTTATTATTTAGTACGCTAGTCGTGCAATTAGACAGCTACGGCACAAACGCCCACGCAACAGCTAACGGATTATTAATGCTGTGCAGAAGTGACTTGATGGAACGATACGGCGTTACGCCATTATTTAGCACCGACCCGACGAATATGCCTTATAATGACGCTGAAAACCAGCAAGCGCAACGCTGGACGCTGGACGCAAGTTTGCAATTTAATACTTCATGGACACAATCGCAGGATAGCGCGACCGTTATCGAGTTTACTATTTTCCACGAAGCTGATAAAACACCAACCGCTCTATAATTTTAACCGCCTAAGACAAGGTGACACGCAATGACAATAAATGTCGATTCTCTGATCTCAACCAGCGCAGGAGTAGTAAAACCCTCAGGCGATGGCTTGCAGTTTAACGGTCTACTGATTACTGAGAACACTCAGTTACCAGTAGCTCAATTTTTAACACTCAATACACTTTTGCAGGTACAAGACTACTTTGGCAGTTCAAGTGCAGAGGCATCTATCGCAGCTATTTATTTCAATAGTTTCGATAACAGCACTAAAATTCCAAACGCTTTAAATTTTTACCATCATGCCAATGCGGCGCGTTCTGCGTTCTTACGCGGCGGCGATATGTCAGCGGTCACGCTGGTAGCATTAAAAGCAATGTCTGGCACATTAACCCTGTCGGTTGATGGCACTACAGCGACCACAGCATCTATTGTATTGACAGCGGCAACGTCTTTCAGCAATGCAGCGACCCTAATCACGACAGCACTTGCTACGGCGTTCCCTACTGAGTTACCCGTCTGTACTTATGACAGTATCAGCGGTGGCTTTGAAATATCAAGCATTACCACAGGCGCGTTAAGCACTATCACGGCAGCGACCGGCACACTATCAACTGATTTAAAGTTAACGGTTGCTACAGGCGCGGTATTGTCTCAAGGTATTGCAATCCAAACGCCGTCTGAAACGATGGATGCGGTTGTATTAAACCACCGCAACTGGGTAACATTTTTTACTGTTTTCGAGCCAGACCTAGCCAATAAAGAGTTATTCGCATCTTGGACTAACAACAAAAACAGCGACTACATTTATGTAGCTTGGGACACCGACACCACGCAGTTAAACGCGGCAACCGCTACCGATTTAGGCAGTGTGTTAAAAGCATTAAACAGTGATGGTACGGCGGTGGTTTACGGTGGCGTAAATTACGCGGCTCTAATTTCTGGCGGCTTGGCAGGCGTAGACGTTACCCGTCCAAACGGCTGGAAAGACATGGCGTATAAATCACAAGCGGGTTTAGCGGCAACCATTACCACCAACATTGACGCAGCAACACTCGAAGCCAAAGGCATTAACTTTTATGGTGACTGGGCAAGTCGTACGCAAGATAAGAATTTCTTAATGCACGGCATGATTACCGGTGATTGGCGGTGGATTGATGATTTTGCGGGTCAAATTTACTTGCGTTCAAAATTTCAAGAGTCTGCGTTATCTTTGCTAACTCAAATCAGTCGTTTACCGTACAACAAAGCCAACTATGCAAAATTAAAAACTGTGTGGAATGGTGATGTAATTGCGCCCGCGATTGAAATCGGCGTTATCACAGCGGGTGTTGCACTTGATAGTACGCAGCGGGTTTTGATTGATAACCTGACTGGCACAAGCGGCAGCGGTGATACGGTAGCGACTAACGGCTTTTTTATGTCTGTCGAAGATCCAAGCGCGGCGGTAAGAGCTGGACGCGGTACACCGGTGATTATTTTTGTTTACACGTCAGGTCAGTCAATCCACAGATTGCACATACCTGTATTTAATGCACAATAAGGAGGGCTGAAAAATGTCTTTAACATCACAAAGCCCAAAAAGCACCACAGCGATTAGTGCATCGTGGATTATCAATATTCCATCAATTGGCATTGTCGGTCACAAGGTAGAGGGTTTCAGTGCCGATGATGCTTTTAGCGTCCAAGCAGTAAAGCTTATCGAGTCTTACATTGGTATTGATGGTCAGTTAAACGCCGGTTATATTCCACAGCTCAAGCAGTTACGCGGCACATTAGCTCCAACGTCTGCGAGCTTGGAAATTTTTAACTTGCTTTTTTATGAAATGGAACGCCAAGAAGAAACGGTATGGATCAACTCAAGTATCATCGAGATACCATCTATCCGCGCTAGTTTTGCATTGACTAACGGTGTGCTGTCTGAATGGACACCTATTCCAAACGTCAAAAAAGTAGTTCAGCCCGTTGCTTTTACTATCGATTGGTCGAAAATCACTAAGATTTAATGCTATAATGTAAACACCATCGGGCGGTCTAATTAGCCGTAGCAACTTGCCAGCGTTCCCGATGGTATCAACTTTAATGGCGAGCTATTTAAGGCAAGTAAAATGAAAACTGAATTAGTAAGTAAATGCGTTGGCTATGTTTATGCCATAGAAACTGATAGCAACCATGTAAAAATAGGATGCTCAATAAATCCTTTACAACGCATAAGAACAATAGAGACTCAATCAGGGAAGGCATCTATTAATTATTGGGTTTCTTATGAGCTAGAAAATTGGTATTTAATAGAATCAATGGTTCATGAATTATTAAAAGCAAAAAGAAAAATTGGCGAATATTTTGATGTGTCTTTTAATGATGCAATAACAACCATTAATTCTGTATTGCCGCAAAAACTAACCACTAATGATTATCATAGGTTAGAGAAAAAACAGCGCGATGGTGCTAATAAATCTGAGGCGTTTGCTTGTCAAATGGCACAAGGCATGACTGGTTTTATTACGAGAAATAAGGATATTGAGTACAATAAAAACAACTGTAAGGGCTGTTGTAATCTATGCGTCGATCATGCTGAATGCGACAAAGAGTATGAAGAAACCAATATGCTTTATCAATGCATATTAAACAGCAATGACGATGATATTGCAGCTCAAATGGAATGGGGAAGTAAATTATCTAATGAACAAGTTATTTTGTTGGCAATTGTGCGCAGAAGAAATGAATCGTATTTAATGGCTGGTATTGGGTATGAAGAACGTAAGAAGAAATTAATTGCTTTTGCTATGAAACACAGAACTAAATTAATTGAATAAGCCTAAGCCACTTTACGGCTAGGCGCGTGGTCAAGTCACGCGCCGCCCCTTTTAACTTGACTAAGAGAATAAAATGAACGTAACGCCACACGAATTAAAAGAACTTTTGGCTATTTTGTCAAACGAAGAAACGCCTGTTTGCACGGAACAAAAACCCGCTGGCTTAGAATTATTTATTGCACAACCTGACGGCGTTAAATTTATCGGGCAACCGTCTATTACAAAAAGCTCAGAAACAAACGACACAGTGAGCTTTATTGTCCATTGTCACATTAAGCCCGATGGCGTTGAAATCAAGCAAAAAAGTATGCCTTTGCAATGTCTTACCGCTGAACCATTGCCGAAGGTGAGATAGTGAGAAATTCAAAAACGATTATTATCGAACGTGAAGGGCGCGATAAAGGCAAGATGTTCGTTATTACTGAAATGAGCGCGTGGAACACTAACAAATGGGGTTTATCGTGCGCTAGACAGCTTGCTAAATCAGGCGTTGAATTGCCTCAAGAGTTGGTCGATATGGGTATCGGCGGCATTATTAACGGTATCCGTCAATCCATTAGCAATCCGACAGAGAATGGTGATTTTTTTACCAACTCACTGTTAAAAGCCTTTTTATACTTGATGGCGAATGTTGACGAGCAACAGCTTTTAAAATTGTTGGCTGAGTTAATCGCTTGCGTAAAATTACAAACAGCCGATGGCAATGTTATGGAGTTATTGCCCGAACATCACATCGAAGAATCAAGCACATTTAACACGCTATACAGCGAGGTTTTTCAGCTACACAGTTTTTTTTAATAGACCGTCAGCGGCTTGATAAATACGAACCTTGGCGGTTTAAGAAGCACCCAAAAGAACATCTTTTAATCGAATACGCGAATGTTCCTGCAATGTTTGGGGTGATAATGGTTAAAAATATGACTACAATCAAAGACTTGCAAGAATGGTTTAGTATGGAAGATGTTTTGAATATGTACGAAGTGGTAGCGGTAGACAATTACAATCAACGAATTTTAAGTGAGGAATAGCCAGTGCCAACCATTATCGACAGTCTCATAGTTGAGCTAAATTTAGAGAGCAAAGGCTTTGAGCAAGGCACGGCGGACGCTTCAAAATCTTTAGCCGATTTACGCAATGAATCCGCACAGACTGCCGATAGTGCTAACAACCTCAGTCAATCCGTACAAAATAGTCAAAATCAGTTAAACGATAACAGCCACAGAACCGCACGATCGATGCAAGAACACGGCGCGGGTGCGTCTCAGTTTTTCAGCAAAATCCGCAATGAGGCGATAATGATGCTCGGTGTCTTTACCGCCGGGCAGGGTTTAGCATCGTTTGCAAAAAATACCGTGAACGCAGCGGCAAGCACTGGGATTTTATCGCAACAAATCGGCGTAAATGTAAACCAGCTTAATGCAATGGAAGCAGCGGCTCAACGGGCAGGCGGTGCAGAGGGCGCAATGACCGCACAGCTTAAAGCCGAAGCGGATAAACGGGCAAAGATAAACGTACAAGGCTCTAATATTCGCGAGGTTTACGGCGAGACTTTTACGAGGTTTGGCGGTGATTTTAGAAAAATGACCGACCCCGAAAACCAGATAAAAGAATATGCCAAGATTTACCAGAACATAAAAAAATCCCTTACGGATAAGGGTATGGATGAAAAGCAGGCAACCGCAAGCGCGGCAATGACTGTCAAAGAGGCGGGTGCGCAAGAAGGGATTTTACCATTTATCATGCAAGACCAGACCACTATGCAAGGGCAGATTGAAGCCCAAAAGCAAAAAGTGGCGATGACGCAAGCCGATACCGAGGCGGCTATCAAAGCAAACCATGCCTGGTTTGACCTTGACCAGCAAATGACAAAAGTCGGTACGCGGGTAGTTAATTCGCTTACGCCTGCTTTTGAGACATTAACTAAAAAGCTAGGTGAAATAAATCTACCGAACGCAGAGCAAATCGACAGCACTTTAAAAAGCTGGACAATAACCGCTGAAAATGGCATTAAGAACGCCGATAAGTATGCAAAGGCGGTTAGCGGCGGCTCAACAGCTTGGGAGTTGTTGAGTAAAGCGAATGAAAAGGCAATGAAATTTATAATGCCAAACACGGACGCTATTATCAATCTTTTTCAAAAGGTAAAACTACCAAGCCCAGAAGAAGTCGAAAGCACGGTAAAACGGTGGGATAAGTCGCTACATACTTTTATGGTAGACACCGTAGACCCTGCCATTAATTCTAGTCAACAGTTTGGAGATATTATTTCTAAAAACTGGAAGAATGGCTTTAGTTCGCTATTTGAGTTAAATCTAACTGGCTGGACAGACAAGCTTAGCGCAATGATTAACAAGGTCAAGGAGTTGACGCAAGAACTAACCGATTTTGCGAGTAGAAACGTCATTGAACCCGCCGCTGGTTTAGTTGATAAAGCAAAAGATGCGCTAGGTCTTGGTGATGATAAGCCAGAAAATGAACCGAATGGCGACGTAAAAACAAACGCAACGCAGCGGCAAATGATGAGCAACGTCTACGAAGGCTTTAAAAAAGCTGGATTAGATGATAAGCAAGCCAAGGTCATGACTGCACAAGTGGGGCGCGAAAACGACTTCCAAGCTAAAACTATTTTTGGCTATCACAACGACCCCGCGCGTGGTGTAAATGTGGGAATGATGAGCTGGCAAGGCGATAGAGGCGCGGCTTTAGAAGAAGAATTGAAAGCTAAGGGATTGATGAAAGGCGGTAAAATCGAACAGTCTCAGGCGACTATCGATGCTCAGACCGCATTTGCTGTTGCTGAAATGAAAGGTAAGTACAGGGGCAAGCTAGGAACTTTTTTTGATAAAAAGGACGCTTCATGGCAAGAAATGTCGAAGGAGACTGGAAAAAATTATGTTGGATGGGCTTATGATCAAGACACTATACGGAAATCCGATGGTAGTCGGGTGCCGTTCGATTGGCAAGCACATCACGCGCGGGAAGCAGGGTATTACAATAAACTAGGTGAGGTTGTTGGCAGTCAAGCAACTCAAGAACAAAAGGCATTAGCTCCCGCGGCGATTATCATACCAAAAGGCGATAAGGATATTAATGGAAAGCCAGTTGAATTATCCCCCTTGATGCAAGCACAGCAAGCAGCGCGTGTTCAGCCGCCAGAACCAATAAAAGAAAATAAAAACACTGAACCACCTTTACCTATAAAAAAAGACAGTCAACCGATTGAATCGCCTTTACCAGTGCCAGTAATTACCGCATTATCAGCACTTGGCAAAAAAGACAAGCAAGGCGAAAACGAGTATATTGAAGTCGAAGATCCAATGTTTCCTAACAACCCAAAAGTTAAGGAAAATAATCCTAAATTTAATCTAGCTGAACGCACGGGGTTTACGCCTGAAATGCCCAAAAGTGCGATGGTATCGCAGGGAATGGTCGGCTCGACAAACACACAGAGCAACGTCATTACAATCAATGTAAAATCCACCGACCCAAAGGGCGCGGCAAACGAGATAAAAACGACATTGAACGAACGATTAACCAGTAATTTTGTTAGCGGAATGAGGTCTTAATATGGCATTTGGAATCCCTCCATTGTGGCAAGGTGCGACAATCACCATAGCGCGGGTACTATCGCCTATTTCTGCTCTTACTGGATTATTCGGCGGACAACAGCGCGTGTATGCTATCTGTGACAGCGAGACGGACGCGGTAATTTTACAGTGGGATAGTTGCATAAACTTTGACTATCATAACGAGTCGAGTATATCGGACGCACCACAGGAGCAGGGGGCGTTTGTGAGTTACAACAAGGTAGCAGCCCCCTTTGTTATTCACACACGCGGCACAAAATCAAATGCAGCAGACAGGGTGCAATTTTTAGAAGATTGTGAAAAGATGCTTGATAGTCTAACGCTCTATAAATTTGTCACGCCCGACCGTGTGTATAATGACGTAAACTTAACATCAATCGATTATCAGCGCGGTGCGGAACAAGGGTACAGCTTATTAGCGGTAGACTTTGTTTTAAAAGAGGTGCGGATTAATAAAAATTCTCGTTACCAAAAACCAGCAACGCCATCAGGTGAAGCAAAGAAAAGCACGGGACAGGTACAAGCAAAATGAAATTATTGTATTTTTTTGCAACTGTTTTTGTTGTGGCGTGTGGTGTCGCATGGTGGGCTTTACAAAAACTAGAGTCTAGTTATGAGTGCAACAAGAAAAGGCGTGTTAGAAAATGATAATCCCAATAAATCAATATGCAAACCAAGACTTGACGGTCATGCTTGGTGGTCAAAAGTGCTTGATAGTGATTAAGCAAAAAAGCACAGGTGTTTTTATTGATGTAACGGTCAATACGGTCTTGATGATTCAAGGGCAGTTGTGCCTTGACCGTGTGCCGGTGCTATTTGCTGATTATCGCGGCTTTGTCGGTACGCTACAATTTGAAGATACGCAAGGAGTGAGCGACCCAGTTTATACTGGCTTTGGCACACGGTGGATATTGAATTACTATGGCTGAATTATCAGAACGAATTGTTGAAATAACGGTTAGCTTAAACACCGGCGAACCAGAAAAGCCTGTTTATGAGAAGGTCACGTTTAGCGGCTTGCGTATCAAAGTGGCGGTAGTTGGCGGTACGATGGCAACGCAAGGGCAGTTACAATGCTCCATTCACGGATTAACCCCTGATATGATGGCACGGCTAACGACTACAGGTTTTATTCGGCAATCTAACAATAACCACCGTATTTTAGTGGCGGCGGGTAATGTTGGCGAGACTTTACAGACTGTTTACGAAGGGACTATTTACAGTGCGTTTTGCAATGTTCAGCAACCGATTAGCGAGTTTCAGATTTTAGCATCAAGTGCAATGGGCGCGGACATAACGCCAGTCGGTGCATCGTCGTACAAGGGTAGCGTTAAAGTCGCTGATTTAATGGCTGATTTTGCAAAGACAGCAGGTTATGCTTTTGAAAATAAAGGCGTGACTGCTACGCTAAATAATCCTTATTTTGTTGGCACAACTTGGGATAAAATAGCCAAATGCGCACGGGCGGCAGGATGTGGGCATGGTGTGAATGATAATAAATTGCAAATTTGGCAAGAAGGAAAAGAAGAAACTGCCGATGTGATAATTAGCAGTGAGCCAAACAACGTCCCGCAAATGATTGGCACACCAAAAGCGGGCGGTAGTGGGCTATCTATCAGAACTCTTTTTTATCCAGACTTTGACCTAACCAAAAGCTACGAGGTTAAAAGCAATGATTTTCCTTTAGCAAATGGCAAGTGGGTTCCAGTATCTGTTATGCACGACCTAGAGTGCATGACCCCTAGCGGCTCATGGTTTACAGGTGTTGAATTTAAAAATGCAGCAGGCGGCTAAATGTCAGACAAAAATATAACCCGCACACCTTACGCCCAAAACAGCGAATCGGCACAGCTTGAACATATTATTAATCACACGCTTGAACGAGCAATAAATACTTGTGATTGGGTGCAAGTGATGGCAGTCGATATTTTACTAAAAACGGTGGATGTTAAGCCGTTAGTCACTCAATTATCAGCTGATGATAAGCCGATAGATCACAGCATAATTCACGGACTGCCTTATTTTCGCTATCAAGCAGGCGGCGCGGCTATTATTATTGATCCTGTTGTCGGTGACAAGGGGCTATGTGTTTATGCTCAAAACGATGTAAGCGGTGTGCAAGCAAGTGGCAAAGAAGCACCACCAACCTCATACCGTAAATTTGATTATGCGGACGGTTGTTATATTGGCTGTATTAGTGCAATATCACCCGCGCCAACGACCTACATAAAAATGGTGGACGGTGAAATTGATATTGTGGCGATGACCATTAAATTGAACGGCGCGGTGGTTATGACTGGTACAGTCACGAGTAATGGCAAAAATATAGCTGATTCTCACACGCACGGCGGCGTACAAACAGGCGGCGGAACTACAGGGGCAGTATCATGACAAAAACAGCAAACACAGAAGCAATACCGGTATCAATAACTGGTCAATCGGGAAGTATTGAACGACCACGTCATATTTTTTTGACTGCGGCAGGCGATGGAAGTGGTTTAAATAATTTTAATGGCAATTATGCGACCGTATCGCAAGATATTTATTATCAGGCTGTTGGGGATTTTTTACTGTACTCAATGCAGATCAGCATTGTTGATGCCGGGTTATTTGCATATTCAGATTATGCCAACAATGCAGCACTGACAAATGGAATTAAATTTTTCTTTAAACCCACTGGATTGCCAGAAGTGCCATTATTCAATGCATTGACCATAAAGACTAATTCTGATTTTCAAGCGATGAGCAATCGATACGATATTACGGCGTGGGCTGGTTCTGCACAAACCGCGCTTGTTCATATTCATGCGATTGAGCAGTATGGGTGCCCGTTGTCGTTAAAAGCGGGTGATAGGCTTATTATCAGACTAAACGATAATTTTACAGGCATTATTAGTCATATTTTTAGTATCGGCGGCAAGGAAGTATCATAATGCAAACTTTATTGCAAGACCCAGACAATTGGGGAAACATTTTATTAGACGCAAACGGCAATTGGGCGTTAGCCGATGATCCGTACCGACTGGCTCAAGATGTGTGCTGTGCTATCCGCACATTTACCGCCGATTTATGGTATTATCAGCAAATTGGAATCCCTTACTATGGCGTGATTTTTGGCGAAAAACCGAACTTGACAATCGTTAGAGACTATCTGGAAAAAGCGGCATTATCAGTTACTGGCGTAGTTAAGGCAAAAGCCGTTATTGCTACTTTTGTAGACAGGGAAATTACAGGGCAGGTGATAATCACGGACGCGGCAGGGGTAACGAACGGGGTTAATTTTTAGCCTTTAAAAAAGACAAGTGAAACCAACAAGGTTTAAAACATGACACTCACAACCGCAATACCACCGAACACATGGAACGGCAATGGCTTAATCACAGCCGATGAACCCGATATTTTAGCGGGTGTCGTTACTGATTTACAGACAGCATTCGGCGGCAATCTTAATTTAGATGTTAATGTCCCATCGTCAATGTCCACGCCACAAGGGCAGCTCGCCGAATCAATCACACAGATAAAAGGCGAGATTAACGACAATATTCGCTTTTTATCTAATCAAGTAAATCCAAAATACGCAAGCGGCATATACCAAGACGCTATCGCGTGGTTATATTTTTTAACTCGAAAACCCGCGCTACCAACCAGTGTTTTAGTCGTGTGTAGTGGTTTAGATGGCACGGTTATTCCTGTCGGTGCGAAAGTTGAGGACTTGGCAGGCAATATTTATCAAGCCGTTGGAACAGGCGCAATTAGCGCGGGAACGGTCACAATTGCTTTTGAAAACGTGGTTAATGGTGCGCTGGCTTGTGGTGCAAATACAGTCACACGGATATTTCAAACGGTTGTCGGATGGGATAGTTGCAACAACCCAAGTGCTGGAACGGTTGGAGCGGATGTTGAGAGTCAACAGGATTTTGAGTTTAGACGCTTTAATAGTGTGGCGAATAACGCGCATGGAACGCTTGCCAGCATCTACGCGGCTGTGTTTGGTGTAACCGACGTTATTGACGTTTACGCGTATGAAAATTACACGAACGCAACCCAGGTTATTGATGGATTTAGCGTAGCAGCGCACAGTATTTATGTTGCGGTAGTTGGCGGCAATGATACCGATATAGCCACGGCGATAGCGACTAAAAAAGACGTTGGGGCAGATTATAACGGCAATACAAGTGTGATTATTAAAGACATGAGTTATTCATTTCCGCAACCCGCGTACACAGTTAAATTCAATCGCCCAACAAGTCTACCGATTTATTTTAGAGTGCAAGCTATCAATGATGTTTTGCTACCTGCCAATTATTCGGACTTAATAAAAGCCGCAATTGTGCAAAGCTTTAACGGGCAGGACGGATTGCCAAGGGCGCGTATCGGGGCGACTGTATTAGCTAACCGCTATCTAGCTAACATCATAAAAAACGTGGCAAATATCCAAGTGCTTGACATCGATGTAAGCTTAGACGGCATAGCATGGACTAACACGGTTTACGCAGGGATTGATAAAACGCCTACGCTTGCAACAACTGACATCACAATAACACTGGTATAGTTATGAGTCGTCATAAAACTATTTATACTCAATATCAGCGCGATAATTCAAACCTTGCGGACATTATTGACCGAATTGCCTTAGGGTTATCAATCGATAGCGACTTACAGGGATTTTACGATAACTTTTACAATATCAACACAGCTACAGGCGTTTGGCTTGATATTTGGGGTGTGATAGTCGGGGTTGATCGCTATCTTCAAGTTCCCAGTGATAATGTGTTTTTTGGGTTTCAAGAAGGCGACGCATTACCTTTTAATGATGGCATCTTTTACAGCGGCACGACTACGACTGATACTTTTGCACTAAGCGATGATGTTTTTAGGCGCGTTCTGATAGCCAAGGCAATGGCGAACATTGCTGCTTGTGATGCTTTTAGCCTTAATACCATTCTTACTTATTTTTTCCAAGATCGCGGCAAGTGCTATGTTACGCAACCTGCGAACATGACCATGAATTATATTTTTGAGTTTTACTTAACAGCGTGGGAAAAAGCACTTTTTACACAGCATAAAGTTTTCCCGCGTCCAGCTGGGGTGCTTGTTAATGCGATTGAACTACCATCTGAACTATGGGGCTTTAACGAAGCCTTTGGGTACGAAGGCTTCGGTGAAAACGGGATTGATGGCGGTATTTTTTACTCTGGATAAGTTATAATACGCATAACGGATAGGGCATCGAACCCGAAAACCAGCACCTTACTGGCTTCCGTTATTTTTCTAAGGTGTCAATTTAAGGAATTGATAATGTCAGAATTAAATTATTGTGTTTATAAGCATACAAGCCCGAATGGTAAAAGTTACATTGGGCAAACGAACAATTATAAAAGAAGATGTAATTCCCATAAATCATGTAAAGTGAATACCGCTTTTACATCCGCAATAAAAAAACATGGATGGAATAATTTTAAACACGAGGTTTTAAAAGATAATTTAACGATTGATGAATCCAATTATTGGGAAGAGCTTTTAATAAAAGAACATAATACTTTATCGCCAAATGGTTATAACTTAGTTAATGGCGGATTAAATAAAAAAGTTTCAGAAGAAACCCGTAAAAAAATAAGTTTAAATCGGTTAGGGAAAAAATCAATATGGACTAATGAGCATAGGGAGGCGCATTTAATCGCTGTTACGTCGATTGAATATAGGAATAAGATGAGTAATTCTCTAAAAGGAAGAAAGCAATCAGATGATGCAATAAGAAAATCATCATTAACAAGAACAGGAACAAAAAGAACTGAATTGCAAAAAATAAATATTTCTTTGTCTCTTATTGGAAGAAAACAATCAGAACAACAAAAAGAAAAGCATAGATTATTCATGAGTTGCTTTTAAGCATACAGAAGAATCCAAAGCTAAAATGAAATTAATATCTAAAGGTAAAAAAGTACCAGAGGAAACGATACAAGCATCATTATCGGCAAGGCGTTTATTATGGGAAGAAAAATTCAACAATGCAGACGATAGTTTAAAAAAACTTATGCTTAGGGCGAGAGAAAAAAACCTTAAGGCTAAAAAACGAAAAATGCTTACACAGGATAAAGACAATGACAGAACCTACAAAAATACAAAGAGCAATTGCACTTAACGGCACTAAAAACGCAATCCCAATTCTCGACCCAGCATTGGGGGACGGCAAAGCCTGCTATGACAAAGGTTTTGGGCTGTTAAATTTTACCCCAAAAACCAGCGGAGGCATTCCGCCGTGGGGCGCGGACATGAACGGATTGCTGTTTGAGCAATCGAACGTCATTAAGTTTTTGAACAGCGGCGGCACGTTTCTTTATGATGCCACGTTCCAGACCGCTATTAGTGGGTATCCGATAGGTGCGGTTTTACGCAAAGCGAATTTATCGGGGTTATGGATATGCACAGCCGATGCTAACATGACTAATCCAGATACTGGTGGCGCAGGATGGGCGCAAATTAGCCCAGACTGGTATGCGGACGCAGGTGGCACAACGAGTGCTTATACTGCCACTTTTGTCCCTACTGTGGGCGCATTAACTGAAGGTCTAACCGTTGTCATTGATACTGGGGCAGTTGGCACTAATGCGATTATCGGGGCTACTTTTAGTCCCAATGGGCTAACCGCGCGTACTATTACAAAGCAAAACGGCGTAGCTTTGGCAGTTGGCGATATGCCAAAATTTGCGCAATTAATTTACGACGCAACATCAACGACGTGGACTCTTTTAAACCCTGCCATAAACGGAGGCATGGCATCTATTCAGGTTTTTTCGACAGCCGGTACTTTTACCTATACGCCAACGGCAGGGACTAAACAGGTCGAGGTGGAGGTGCAGGGTGGTGGCGGCGGCGGCGGCGGGTCATTAGCAACAACTACGACTACGCAAATGTGCGCGGGGACAGGAGCTGGCGCGGGAGGGTACGGCATAAGCAGAATAACATCTGGATTTTCCGGTGTGACTGTCACCGTTGGCGCGGCAGGTGCAGGCGTATCAGGAGCGAATGGAACGGCGGGGGGCACAAGCTCATTTGGGGCTTTTATCAGTGCGACGGGGGGTACAGCAGGCAAGGTTGGCGTAAGTTACACGGTACCTCAAATATCGTCAGGCACCGGTGTAGGTGTTGGCGGCGCGGGCACTGGAGGTAATATTTATAATATCCAAGGGGCAGACGGAAAACATGGACTTATTTTTACATCGTCGGCAATGGGAGGGGAGGGAGGAGCGTCTAAAATGGGTATGGGCGGAAGAACTATAGCTGCAACAACCTCGTCCCCAGTTTCATCGGCGGGGAACCCGGCAACCGGACAAGGAGCGGGTGGTGGCGGAGGCGTATCCACTAATGTAGCAGCCGCAAGTGCCGGCGGGGCTGGTACTGCTGGCATAGTTATTATTCGGGAGTTTATGTGATGCAAAAATATGTAAGATTAGTAGGTACTGTAGTGGTTGAAATTATTGAATCTGAAAATATAGATTTATGTTTTCATCCTGATTTTGTCAGCCAATTGATTACAGTTGACGATGGCGTTGAGTTGGGTATGGCATTGGATAACGGTAAGTTTACATTTGTTAGCATTAATCCCACGCAGGACGAGCTACGCGCCGTCATGATAGTGACAAAGCTCAAAGCTAAGCAAAATCTAAAGCTTGCTGGTAAACTTAATTTTGTACTTGATGCAATGGACGCTGAGCCGCGCGATTCAGATATTCGCATTCTGTGGGACGAATCACCTGAATTTCATCGGCTAGACTCAGCATTAGTTAAGTTTTGCAAAGAAAAAATGGGTATGACTGACGAGGATATTGATGGTCTTTTTTTGCAGTAAAGCCGCCACGCATTACTAAAAATGATGCATGGTGGATTGGGCTAGGATTGGTTAGATTTTGGCAATAAAAAGCCACTATCACTAGTGGCTTTTGTTTAATATCAGTTATGATCCGTTGGTAGTGGTAGCCATTTTTTAAAAAAAGAGCACTGTGCAATTCCGCGCAAGGTTATCGGATTTACAACACCATCGTTATCCATTGTGATAATTACTGTATTTATTGGCGCACTATCAATATCCTGCCAAGGCATAAGCTTCCATATTTCTTCGGCTGTTAGCGGTGTTAGCTCGTCGGTTCCGAAATGATTCCTGCTTCTGCAGTCATCCATCAACATGCTGTCAAGTAAATTCGATTTGCCCATGATTCTAATAATCGAGCCACTTGATTTTTCTTTACACAATACCCCATTTTCAGGGATATTTTCATGCCATTCTTTACCCATTTAATACTCCTAGTTTTGCCTTTGCTCTTTCAAATCTATTTCTAAGCTCAATAGTCGGCTCGTGTTGTTTTTCCATTACTTTAAACTTATGATTCCATCCATTTGCCTTGTAATATCTGTGATGTTCTCGCCTCGCTTTAGCTAAATCTAATGCTAAATCAAGCACAATATCCCGCGCCTCTTTACTGCCTTTGCGTGGCTTGCGGATAGCTGTAATTACAGAATTAAGCATTTCGGTTTTATGTTCCTCTATAGTGCATCTTTCGTCTTCAAAGGTTTCATATCCGCGTAAGCTAAAATCGATGCGTTTACTTTCAAATTTACACTCAACATATTTATAAAAAGTAGTATTTAATTCAGTGACAACTCCTATGCCATATTTATTGCTAACCACCATACAACCGACTTCAAACGGTCTATTCACAATCCACATCCTCACCTAACTTGCTTTTAACAAAACAGCGTATTATTGCTGTTTTCGCGGTTGTGCCACTAACGGCATTAACTTTTCCGCAAAACGCTTGCCAGCACTGGAATTTATCGCTAAATCTAACGTTTATTTTCTCATACTCCTGAATCTCCATGCACTGCGCGGCGTTGGTTGTTGGGTGATAGTCTACAGCAACAAATTTGCCTATCACAAACCATGCGTTGAAACATTCCGCAAATGTCCACCCCTGTGCAATCGCACAAAAATGGTCGAGTTGTTCGTCTGTTAATTCTTCGATTTTGGTTTTCACAACACCACCTGCGCATTTATGGCTTGCAGGGCGGCTAGGTGTTGTTTTGCCGCTTCTTCGGATAGATGAATAAAATTTCTTACCAACCATCCTTTCTCAATAGATTCCTTCGACCAGTTAAACTTATCTACAGTGCCGCTCAATGGATTAACTAAAAAATATTCCTGCTCATATTTCAAAGCATCCCGCACTGGCTCAGGAAACTCCATTTTTGTGCCGTCTTGCAGGGTGATAAAGCAAACTCGTGGGCGTAGGCGGTATTTACAATCGTCATCCCAAGATGGTTTTTCTACTGAATACCATTTCGTTATTTCCATTCCGTATTCATCAATATTGCAACTCTTCCAACACTTTTTATCCGCCTCGCTACACGCATGAAATTTTATGATGTTTTCGCGGTGCGGGTGCTGGCGGTACTTGTTAAATTCATAAAGGGTGTCGGAATCAAATGGAACGCCATGCCAATTATCTTCATCTAAGTTTGACCACTGGGTAAGCTCATGCCAAAACTCAGGATAATCTATTTTATCCTGCGCGCATTGCATTATTAAGCTTGCGTTTGGGAGTCGGCGGTATCGCCGACCATCGTTGTTTACCTCACCAACTTTAATCCATCTATTAGAGTTATCAAGCAAAGTAGTCATTTCCCATCCGTAAGTCCACGTCAAAGGATAGGCGTTTTTATCGGCTTCGGCTTGTGCAATTTGGTCTTGCACTGGATTTTTCTTAATGGGCTTCAATTTAATCTCAATCCATGCTTTAGCATAATAATCTTCTGTGATATATGCGCTGTTTAAGTCTGCGTTAAACTCAATTCCATCGTCAAAAACATAGCCGTTTGGAGGAATTAACGTCATAGTTAATGTATCTGGGCGTGTTTTTTGTTGTTCTTCAACGGCTTTTGTCGGAATATAAACCTCAACGCAAACGCCATTCAGTCCTTTTGTTTGATTAACTATCGCGCCCTTGGTGGAAAACTCTTGACCAGTTGGCGCGGTTATTTCTAATATTGCTTTTGTTTTATCGTTCATCACGTTCCCCTTAAAAATTAATAAACCCAAAAATAACCGCCACAAAAACAGCCGCGACACCGAACCAAAATGCCAATCCAATCCATCTTGGATAAGGGCGTGTATTGATTGCCATCGGGTATTTAGTTCCGATGTGGTTAAAATCCTGCATTGCTTTATTCGCTTTCATTTTCAATCCCTTTAAAAATTACGTTTCTACCATTGACGCACGACAGCCGATTAAAATTATGTTTGTCTGGCTCTCTAGGACACTTTCCTTTAGATGGGAAAAAATAACATCCTAAGCATGATTCAAGAGGCTTAGCCATTTCTAGCAATACGCCTTTGGGTAATTTATCGTCCATCGTTGCAACTCCAATGTGGCAATAATTGGCTTCTACGCTGAGAAATCACCATTTGTTGAGTGGTGTATGGCTTAGCGCGGGTTGTTGGCAGTGATAACGCTATATGGCGTTTATCTGCGGCGATTTGGGCGGGTGTTTTCATTTAAACTGTCCTGCTACTTGCCCGCTTAAAATTGCAACTAAAAAACACAACTGCACTATATCCATAGTCGCGCCAACAATCATAAAACAAACTGCTGAAATTACACTTATTAGTCTGCAAATATATAAAATATCTTTCATTTGTGCGCACCACGATGATAAAACGGCTGAACGCTTTCAATTGCGCATAAGTGCAAATCGAATTCAAGCATTTCTTTGATTGCTTTGATTAGTGCTTTCATTGCTCCTCCTAATATTTCTCTGATAATTGCGCTCTCGCTGGATCTAATCCAACAAACTTTTTTACTATATTTTCCGATACCCTAATAAGATACTTATCGGATTCTGATAACCTGTTTTGCTCGATGATTATCTGAGCCATTCTTAGCAGGTCTTTTGCTTCTTCTGATGTTAAAGAAATCACCCACTCATGGGTTATTTTTGTCTTTACTTTGACTACAACGCTCATGACATCCGACCCCATTCACCGACATTCATCAAATGACTTAGCCAAAAGCTAAGACCTGATTTAATCGCCTCATGGCAGCTTAGGCGATTTTGTTTTCTTGCGTTTTTCATGACCTTCTCCTAAATACTTACATGAACTTCTGAAATTGGATACTTCTTACAGGCTTCTAGCAATCGCTCTAACCAAGGAATAAAGTTCTCATAGGTTCCCCAGCCATTAGAAGCATCGAACTTCTTGAAATACTCAGGATTATTATTCATCATTACCAAAGCATTAGATAATAACTCAATGTAATCCTCCGCTTTTGTAATACCTTGCTTATGCCACAATGCCTCATAAATACCAGCTTTTTCAGCCATAGTATTTAAGTTATGGGTAATGTTTGCGTCGAACACGCCATGCTGAATTATCTCATTACCCGTGTTCATCGGTAATGTAAACCAAATATCTAAACTCATGACCTTCTCCTAATGTTACAGTCTAGTCGCCGACCGCTTAGCGTTTTAATTGATTGAATAATGTTTTTCGATGTTTTCTAAAATACCGAATGTTTCCATATCGAAAAAAGCGACGATAATTTCGCCATCTTCTAAATCTTCTAGCGACTCTGCAAATAATCCCGCTGGCAAAACATCCTGTTCAGAATTTTCTAAAATATCGCCGATGTACGAAACTCCGTTTGCAGTGTCAGCTTGATAATAGCCAGTTTTTAATGTTGTCATGATTGCACCTGTTTTGTTGTTGGTTTTTAAAAAGTATGGCTAATAGTAAACTTGTTTTTTCATTGAGTCAACATATTTATTTACTAAATAATTTGGTAAATGTTTTTACGTTGTGCTAATATAGCACATCCTTAATAACATGAGTAAAAAAAATGAATCACAAAAAACTTGAGCGGCACGGGCGGAAGCTTTTTGTGCTGGATACGGGAATTAAAATGGCTGGCAAGCTTGGGTTAAAGCCTAGTTTTGTTAGTCAGATAAAGAGTGGGCGAGCTTATCTTCCGGCAAAATATATCCCTGTCTTAGTTGAGCTTTATGGAGAAAAAGGCATTGATGAGGAGTATCTAATCAAACTAACTAAAGATGGTGGGCTGTGATGACTGAATTACCAGAAAAAGTGCTTATATCGAACGGGTGTCATGATTGCCCTTTTGTACCGATACACTATCATAGCGATAGGTTTTGTACGCTAAAAACAGAAGGTAAGCTTCCGATTAATATTGAAAAATACTGGGAAAACGGAGAAAGACACCCAGAGTGTCCGCTTAATACAAGCATTATCAAGGTGGTGAAAAATGGATAGTATGGTACACGTTTGGGAGTTTGGAATAATGATGGTTTTGATGGTTGTTTGGATGTTGTGGGGTGATTTATGAAAAGATTATTTAAGCCGCTTGCTGATATTGGTGATGATAGCATTATACATATCATCCACAACGAGCAAGATAGACTAGAAGCTATTTGTGATTATGGGTATGAAGACTTAGCTCCACTAACTGCCACCGACATGTGGCAGTTTATGCCTTGGGAAAGTATGGATAATCCAGTCCCAGCAAACAATAACTTTTTAGTCATGACTAGACATAGAGAGATTGTTACTGTTTATCTATCAAAGCATGGCGCGATTCGCCGTGAGCATTCTGGAAGTGAGATTTTAATAAAAGATTGCTTGAAATGGACGTTACTACCGGGTGATTTATGAAGCTAACAAAACGCAATAAGCAACGAATGAGTGATATTTTTAGCGTCACTCACAGAGGGTGGCGAAGATGCGCAGTTGATATGCCAGTGTGGCGAGGTCATTGTGTGCGGGATAATAAAACAACTGATATTTTTGGTGATTTATGAGTAATATCGAAGAATTAGTAAAAGCGGCGATTGAGGAGTTTGGCGAATTGGCGTATGAGCGGTTTACTGATGATAAAGGGTTTTTATTTGAGTCTAATGACGAATTAAATCGTGAAATTGTTGGGTGGTGTGATATTAAATTAAAGCCGCTTTCTGAGTTATTCGCCCACGATGTCAAGATTTATGGCGATAATGCTTATCAGATGTGGGGGCATGATTTTTTAAATGTTTGGTGGGGGGATTTAATTGATAATGATGAAGTGTCGATCGTAATCAATGGCGATAAAATTAGACGCAAAACCTCAGCAGCCCTACCCTTTGATTTAGAGCGGGCTAAGGCGGGTGATGTGGTTGAGTCACTATGGGTTGATGATATATGGAGAAAATACCCTGTTGCTCGACTGAGGATATTAGACGGATATATAGAAAATGATATTTTTTATCATGACGATTGCTTCATAAACTGCAACAAACTAAGAATGAAATTTCCAAAAAAGGTGCAATCATGAAAATTTTAGCACTAAAAGCATTATGCTGGACAATCGCCCTAGTCAGTTTTTTTTATTATTGTTCCTGTGATGTTGGCGTGGGATTGTTTAGATCATGCGGTGACTGATTTACTAAACGAGGGTTTGACATGAGTATTACAAACTGGATTTTCGATAAGCTGTGTGGTAATAAAATAGTCTATGACATTGATGTTCTCGACACGCTAGATAAGCAGATTGCAAGACTAACCAAAGAGCTTGAATCGGTGCGCGATGATAGAGATAGAAAGCTTAGTGATATTAGAATCTTAGGGTATCAGTTGAATGACATGGAGCGTGACAGGGACGGATGGCGATTATGGTTCTGGGTTGGGTTTATTTCTTTTACGATATTATTTTCGGTATTAGTTAGATTTGGATAACTAAGATATAATACACACATCGGTTAAGGATTGGGGATACTCGGTCGCCGATGTGTTTTACAGCTTATCTGCCATGCGTAGAAAAAGTTACGATACCGTCAGTAATGGCGTTATTAGAAATTGAAAATTAAACCCGCAACTGGCAACGGTAGCGGGTTTTTTATTGGCTAAAACTTTCTAAATCGCGAGCTTCCGGCGCGTAAGTCTGCCAGCAAAGATTTTCTGCTTTCCTCATCCCATTCTGCTATCACGTCAAGCAACTGTCGAAACTCCTGTTCACTTCGATTTCCTTTGCAGCCGTTAATCCTGCCGTCTGTAATACCTAGGTTATAAACTTGAAAGCTACCACCGCGTGAAATTGGCAATCGGTGATCCAGTTCGATTTTAGCGAGCGGAACCAACGCGCCAGTAAGGTAGCAGGTCAAATACAGCCGCTTACGCTTTATCGTTATTGGCTGACTAGTTAGCCATTCGGCAAATTGCGTGGGCATGGGGACTAGGGAAACTGGAATATTTAGTTTCTTGGCGCGGGCAATACAATTAGTCCTAAACACCTGACTTTTCTTTTTTATGATTTCATGGGGTAGGTTCATTTTTTACCTTCTTTTTATCGGTTGACATCTGGCTAAATACCGGTACTGGGTTTCCAAACAATCTAGCCATTCCTGTCATCTGGGCGCGGTTTTCTTCTATAGTCTGTTTTAGTGATTTTTGGTTTTTGTGGTGTGGTTTCATTGTTGCTTATCCTGTTTGTTAAGTGCCTTTATCTTTTTAACAAGTTGTTCGTAAGTACCATCAATAACAAGCTCTAAGTCACCTTCTGCGTCAAATAGAATTTTAGTTTTATCTTTAACGCCTGATGGTTGATAAAAACGATAAATTTTATCGGCATTTATAGCCATTTTAAATCCGT